GGCTCTTTGTGCTGGCGCGGCGCCCATCAACCTATAATTGGCAGGCGTTCGGGCCGTTGAAAACTCCAAAGTATTTGGCAAGCAGCGCCACACTTCGCCTTCAGTGCGTGCGTGCGTGCCGTCCGCCTGCGCGTAGACAAGCGCAAAACAAAAGGCGGGCACGCGCCTTGACGCAACCCGCTTGACTAGCAAGCTTTCAAGGGCTGCGCGCTCTTGCGCGTCTTCCAAACTAAATACTAAAGAAAACGGCTCATCGGGCAATTGAGCCAAGTTTTCCTCATCTTCTGGCTGCCGCCATACGTAAGCGGTCCGCAACTTGACAGCGTCTTGCACTGGCTGAACAGCCTGTACAGGCTCAGCAGGCAGAACAGGCCGCAAGCCTTCCCCCGCTGAATAAAAGTCTAGTAGTTCCCTCAGGCTGCTAAAATGATTAAGCAATGCAGCCGCCTGATTTTCTTGCATCTGTACCAGTTCCAGATGCAATTTTTTGATATGGAAGCAAAAGCCTTCCAAGTTTGGAACGTTTTCCAGCGGATATTCTGCCAGTTCATTGCTTAATTCCTTAGTAAATTTCCACATTTTGATTCCTTTGCTTGTTTAAATAATTAAAGCAGGCCGCAGAATTACAGCCCGCCTTGTATACTGGAAGCTTACGCCGCCAGTAATTCCCGCCAGCCTGCCCCTACGAACAAGCTAGCTATTTCATTTTCGCGGCCATACAAGACAGCCGCAGAACTATCCTGTCCTGTATTACGGACTGCAAACTGGCTGGAATTATGGGAAGCATAATAGGTCAAGGCTGACCTTAGCGCCCAAACTGTAGCCCCGCGCTCTTGCGCTTCCACAGCGAAGCGCTCCAGCAATTGCGCGGCACGCCTATCAGAAAAATTCTTTTTCAAGAATTCTTCAGCCTGCGTCAACTCAATTGGCGCGAACGTTTCGCGCCTTAATTCTGTGATTTTTTCCTGAAACAGAACAAAAGAATTTCCTACGAAGTCAGACAAATCCTTCTGATTAAATCCTTTTGTATGCCTACGGCCGAAAAGGTCATACGAGCCGAATATCATCCCATTACTGCAGAAGCCGTCAATGGCTCCTGCGGCTAATCGAACGGGGCTGCTACCGTCAAACGAATTCCAGAGCAACAGCCGGAAGGTCAGCGCAGTCGCGTTCCCCCGCGCTTGTACAAGATCTTCAGTCAATTGCGGGAACGCAATATCCGCGAAAGCCTGCCTGCCCCCGTACGAAATGGAAGGTTTAATCTTGGCCCCTTCCAAGGCGCGAGCAGGGGCAGCGCCTTCAAGGGCTTGCGCCAATGAAGCAAACAATTCTGAGTTTTGAACTATTTTGTACCGCTCTTGAACGGCACCCAAAGCTTGTTCGGTGTCAGTCCGGAAATTCTGGTAACCTAGCCCATCGACCACCCCCGCGCCCTTGATGGGCTCAAAAAGAGCAGGAGCGGATCTTACCTCATAGTCAAGCTCTTGAGGTATGGACAAAACAGGGGGGGCAGAAACGGACGCGGGGAAATTAATAACGTTAGACATTTTGATATTCCTTTAAAAGAATTCAGAAAATAGTGGCGCAGACCGCTGAATTACGGCCCCGCCCCGCCTTGTTCCTACAAGGGGAGCTAATACGCTGCAACTATTTAAATAAATAAGCAATCAAAAAAATGCCCCTAGTCAAAAAAAAATTATTGCGCAAAAACCATGCCGCGCCACAAAGCGTGCCAAGCACAAAAACTTTTTTATATAGGCTTAGAAAGCTTTAAAATAGCCCACTAGGGGCATTTTGTTTGTTTGAATACTAGGGGCAGGACTAAGGAAAGAAATGCCCCTAGTAAAGATTTAGCTTTTAAAGCCTTGTATTTATTGATTAATTTTTGCCCCTTACTTTAAAAGGTAGAAAATATACAACCAAAAAACGCAAAAGCCGATAACTTGATAAATATATGACATAAGCTTCTTTCGCGCCTTTAGTTGCTATTTGTAGAAAAGTGCTTCTTTCCTGCCCCATGCACTGGAATAGCAATTGATTTTGCAAACCGCGCCTTTCCTTTCGATCCACTGCACAACTTGCACTTTGCGCATGTAGTTACTTTGCCCGCTTGTTCGGAAGCGGGGCATAATATTTCGTGGGTTTTGTCTATTTCTTCAACAGACTCTACCGTTCTGTAAGTTCGTAGCCCTTGCGACCATGCAAGCCTTGCCTGCTCTATGGTGTCAGCCGACAGCATACAAAAATCAGAATATTCAAGAAACTGATTATTTACGCTAGTTTTATCGGCGGCCAACAATTGATGACTATACCCCGTCCAGCCTGCGCAGTCCTGTAGTAGATTCCGCCAAATATCGGCAGGGACTGCAGCCGGATCACCATATGAACCAACACGAATAATGCGGCCGCGCCCTAGTTTATTCAATTTATCAGGGCGAGCCGTTTTGTAGCCGCCAGCTATATATGTTCTAAAGATGGACTGCGGGCCTAATAATAAGACGTAGCACGATCTTTGTGCAGCCGTCCCGCTGAATGTAAACAAGCTTTTTTCCGTTCCTCTGTGGATACAATCACCACAAATACCGCGATCATTACCCCACCTATTAGCGCTGATTGGATCAAGGTCAGCGTGCAAAATCCAAGTTTGCACCATTGCCCCTGTCTTTTGATTATTGGAGTTATCTGTAGCTATGCAGACAATGTTTGTCTGGTTATCAAGTTGGCTTTTGCCTTGGTAAATAATCATTGTTGATCTTCCTTTTAAAAATTAAAAAAACAAACAAACCCCACACAAACCCATTTTGTGCAGGTGCACAATATAAGATTCCAATTTTTCATTTTGTGCAAGTGCACAATGAAAATTTTTTTGCCCTGCAACTATTTGAAATATTTGCTTATTTGCTTATTTGCTTATTTGCTTATTTGTTTATTTGTTTATTTGTTTATTTGTTTATTTGTTTATTTGTTTATTTAAATATTTATTTATCCAAATACACAAATATGCTCCAGCGGCGGCCAGCATCCAAGGGGGGGCTATGTAAAGGCTAGATATTTAGTGGGGTGTACTTAATGAATTTGACGCGCAAGTGAATTTTATTTCAGCTTGCTGCTGCAGACCTTCACCCCACTACTGTGGTTGCAGTGGGGCTGGGTAGCTTTCGCGCCCATTCGGTCTGAGGAAGGATCAAAATGTTTAGCCGTCAGCTTGCCGCCCCAAACTTTTTTTGTCAAGCCCCAAACTATTGCTTGTACTACTATTTCAATTGTACTAGTGTCATTTCCTACTTGCCGCCCATCTGGTGTACTTATGGGGTTTGACGCGCAAGTGATTCACCGTACAAGAAAGGATAAGGTACATATAACTATGAAAGCAGTGCTTTTAGACCACATGGGCAATGATTTGACCGTTGTCAATGCTGCCCGCGTGTCTTTTGGCAAGCGCAAACAGACGTTTGACGCCGTCAAGGACACACGCCTCATCAATTATCTGGCCGCCAATAGGCACACCAGCCCTTTTGGCCATTGCTTTGCGTCTTTCCATGTACAAGCCCCTGTGTTTGTGGCCCGCCAGCTAGTCAAGCACAAATTCTTGCGCTGGAATGAAGTCAGCCGCCGCTACGTGACCAATTTGCCCCAAATACTGGAGCTAGATCGCGCCAGTTGGCGCCAGCAAGCCGAAGACAAGAAGCAAGGATCGAAACCAATCACTGACGCCGACCAACATGCTTTTGTACCTGTAGAATTGCATACAGCAATCCACAACACGTACATACAAGCACTGCAAGCGTACAAGGACTTGCTGGAGGCAGGTGTGGCCGCCGAACAGGCCCGCATGGTACTGCCACAATCAATGATGACTGAATGGATCTGGTCAGGCAGCCTAGACGCCTTTGCTGATATGTGCCACTTACGAATGGATGACCATGCTCAACAAGAAAGTCGATCTATTGCTATTCAGATTAGCAATCAAATGGAAAAGATTTATCCGGTTAGTTGGAAAGCTTTGGCGCAAACTAACTAAACTATTCTTTAAACTAAGGACAAGGATCTACAGCTATGAAACCTAGTATTCGATCAATCAATGAAAAGCGCACAGACGCCGAAGAAAAGCTCAAGGACTTGATAGCGCTGCGCATCAAGTGCAGACGCCAGCCCGAAGATATTCTTGTAATGGGGTACAGCGGCGCTTACTCCCTAAAGTACAAAGACATTATTCCTATTGTAGAAATGGAAATGTCATGGACTAGGGCGCAAATAGAACTTTACGAAGATAAAGCAGTGGAGGCATATGCGCGCAAACATGTTGGATAGTTTGATTGCGCAATTGCCGCATGAGCCATGCGCCACCATGCGCCGTGATTGCGTAAACTGTGGCGGCAAAAATACACTTACTATTTCCAATTTAGCAGGAAAAGTGGTGTGGAACTGCTACAAGGCAGACTGCGACCTCAGTGGGGGCCGCGCCCTAGACAATACAAAGACTTCTGCGGACTATGTGCGCCAGCGCCTAAATATGAAGCGGCACCATTTTAAATTTGACGCGCAAGTGGCGCCACCACCACGTGTACAAATGCCGCAAGTATTGTCTAGCCCCAAGAATCATCCAAAAGTCCTAGAGTTTTTGCGCCAAAACAATTGCGGGCCAGCGTTTGTACGCCCCCTAGAAAGTTTTGTGCGCATTTTCTATGACCCACAGCAAGATAGGGTACTGTTCTGCGCCACAGACCTCAGTGGGGCCGTAGGCAAGTCCTTGGCGCCGTGGCGCAAGCCTAAGTGGATCATATACGGACAGCGGCCACCCCTTTTTGTATGTGGGGCATACGGCCATCAATTAAGCGGCCAGCACATTGTGCTAGTAGAAGACGCTCTATCGGCCTGCGCTGTATTTGGCGCTGACTGTGGGGCCGTAGGGGCCGCCATCTTGGGTACTAATCTATCTACGGATACGATTCTTGCCCTAAAGTCTGGCAATCCGGCAGCCATTACTGTCTGTTTAGATAGTGATGCAGGCCGCAAAGCCATTGCCATGAAACAACAACTGCAGGCTGCCATGCCGCATACTCCTGTGTCCGTCAATTTATTGACAGGGCCAGACCTAAAGCACTTGGCGCCCCAACAAATAAAGGACATATGCAAAATCTAACCTGTCAAATTACCCCAGACGAAATAACAGAACATATTTCTAGTGTGTTCGATTATTCGTTTACAGATGGCCAAAGTGTTTTTGTGCCGCCTAAGTTTGATGTAGAAGCTTTGGATAAAGATTTCCAGATTGGCCTGATCGTTGGCCCAAGTGGCACAGGTAAATCTACAATCTTGCGCGAATATTTTGGCAATGAGCCGATTGTTGAATGGGACGAATCAAAAGCCATTTGTTCGCATTTTGATTCCGCACAAGACGCTGAAGAACGGTTGGGGGCTGTAGGACTAAACAGCATACCTGCTTGGGTCAAGCCCTATCACGTATTGTCTGAGGGCGAAAAGTTTAGGGCGAAGGTAGCTAGGCTTTTGAAGTCAGGCGCCGTCATAGATGAATTTACAAGTGTGGTGGATAGGCAAGTAGCAAAGGCTTGTAGCTACGCAATTCAGCGGTATGTACGCGTAAAAGGGCTGCGGCGCATAGTTTTTTGTACTTGTCATTATGATGTGGCCGAATGGCTTGCGCCAGATTGGACATTCGATACTTCAGCCAAAGATGGGCGTATGTCCACAGAAAGGTCAGTTCGGCGGCCAGAAATCGTTTTGGAACTCCTACCTGCTTCCTCCAAAGCTTGGTCAATGTTCAGCACGCATCACTATCTTGACGCAAACATCAATAAAAGTGCTAGATGCTGGCTAGCAGTTTGGGATGGAACAGTTGTAGGATTTACCAGTGCGCTTGCATTCCCTAGCGGAACAGTAAAGAACGCATGGCGCGGACATCGTACGGTTGTATTGCCGGAATTCCAAGGTTTGGGCTTAGGCGTACGAATCAGTGATGCTGCGGCTTCTATCTTTGTGTCGCAAGGCTGTAGATTTTTTTCTAAAACAGCCCATCCAAGAATGGGCGAATATAGGGAAAAATCCCCTAACTGGCGTCCAACTTCCACAAATAAACAGCACAGAAAGGATTATTCTTCCATGCAAGCCAATAGATTTCGTTCGGAGTCTACATTAGCAAAACATATCGACAGAATATGTTATTCCCATGAATTTATAGGAGATTGTGTACAATGAAAGGTCGCTTCATTTTTATCATTGACTTTGACGCCAAGGGCCGCTGGGACAATGGCCCAGAAGAAGTCGAAACTGCCATAGACGATGAAAGATTCAAACTGGAAGAACTGGTCGATGACTTCATTCATACGTCCCAAAGCAATCAGACCCACCTTACCTACGTAAGTAGCAGTTTTGCTGTGCGCGAACGGCGCGGCAAACAACTATCTGATTTAACCAAAATGAAATTGCGCAGGAGTTAGTTCTATGTCTACGTCCGCCTTAGAACAAAAGGTACTATTGGCGCTGTGCCAAAAGGAAATCTATGCCGCCAACAAAACCAATCTATCTTCTAAGCTTTTTGAAGGCGCCCTAGAAGATATTTACACACTAATTGTGCAAGCGTACGAAAAGTTCCCAGAGCTTGCTAAATTAAACAAAAGCGAATTGAAGGTTCTGTGGGACATGCAGAATCCGTATGCATCTGTGGCGCAAAAGAAGGAGTTTGGCGCCTACCTAGAAGATGTCTTCAGTATGCCGCCAGACATTGCGACAGATGTTATGAATTCGTATATACACAATCTATGGGAACGCCATGTAGGGCATAAAATAGCTTCACTAGGGCTAGCCCTTTCGGAAGGTGATAAAGAAGCCATGACGGGGCTTCTGAAGCTTCTGGAGTCCACTAGGGCCGGATTTATGCCCACCGATTTTGGCCCCCCAACTACACAAGACATAGATGTGCTGCTTGGGTACGCCAGCAATGACCATAGATTCCAATTCAATATCGAAACCTTGGCCCGCCATGTCTACGGCATTGGGCGCGGCGAATTCGGCGTAGTCTTTGCGCTGCCAGAAACAGGCAAAAGCGCCTTTGCCCTGTCGCTATGCTGTGCGCCCAACGGTTTCTGTGACCAAGGCGCCAAGGTCTTGTACTTAGGCAACGAAGAACGCACAGAACGCATCATGCTGCGCGCCATACAAGCCTATACTGGCATGACCCGCGATGAAATAGCCAAGGCGCCAGCCAAGGCCAAGGCTATCTTTTCGCGCATTGCAGATTTTCTTGTAATGAATGACACCCAAGATTGGGATCTACAGCATATTGAGGCGTACATCGAAAATGTGGCGCCTGACGTAGTAATCCTAGACCAAGGCGACAAAGTTCATATTGGCGGCACGTACAGTGCGTCCCATGAACGCTTGCGCGAATTGTTCAAGAACTTGCGCGAATTGGCCAAGCGGCGCAACTGCGCCATTATTACAATTAGCCAAGCGTCTGCGGAAGCTAAAGGCCGTACAAGACTATCCCCCTTCGATATGGAAGGCTCAAAGATAGGCAAGGCTGCCGAAACAGATTTGATTATTGGAATTGGCAAGCATGAAGCTGGCGACATTGACGATTCAGAAATCGACAATAGCCGCTATCTGACTGTTTCCAAAAACAAATTATCTGGGTGGCATGGCACTATCATCTGTAACATTGAGCCAGAAGTATCCAGATACGTAGTCTAATCAATCACTTACAAATTATTTTTGGGCGGCCTGCTGTTTTTGCTTGCCGCCTTACAAAAAATAGTTTAGGCTTACGCCCCAGTGGTTGTGGCCAAAAAGAATTATTCTTTAAGTAATTAAAATTATTAAATATTTAAAGATATAATATTCTATAATCTTTATTTCTTCATTCCTATACCAGAAAATCATAACATATGCCTAGTCAGACTGATCTATCCAAAAGACTTCTTGGATATATAGATCCTTTCCAGAATACTAAGAATACTAAAATAATCAGATATCCTATCCTTGGGCGCTTTGTACTGACGCACACGCCTGACGATCTGGAAATACCAGATGAATACAAGAACTGGACGTTCGACAATGAAGTTAAGTATCTTGTACGTGATCTTCCGGTTACTGCCCACTATCTAAGTAAACATAAGGAGCATTCTGTTGTACAAAGCGTGGAGCAAGCGCTGATTGGCTATCGTAAAGGCTTACAAAGACGCCAAAGAAGCATGCCGTTTAAAGACAAGATTACAATGAACTGGGATTTCTACCATCTGGATATAATCGCCAAGTCCCTTTTAGATGCCCGCATAAAAGTTTTTTACGAAAACAGCGATTTGCCGCTGGCAAAATACAGCATTTCGTATAGGTTTAAATATAAGTCGATGTTGCTTCCACTATTTCGTAACTATGAAGAAAGGAACATTCATGAAGATAGGGAAATAAACTATGGAGTCAGCCGCTACCTCCACAAGTTCGACAAGTATTGATAATACTGGTGACAGTAAGAATAAATACAGGTGCAGTCACTGCCATACCTTGTATATGTATGAACTGACTGAACTTACCACTGCTAGCAAAACTCCGTACCGTGTGTGCGATCTTTGTAAGCGCAAAATAGACAATACAGTCTTCCAAAAATATCAAGGGTACCACTTCTAACTACATTCTACATTCTTCTACAGCAGGGGCGCAAATGCTACTTAATTATAAGCAAGTAAAACAACAACTTAGGTGCGGCGGAATCCTTTTGTCCGAAGCCATCAAAGAATTAAACATCAATCCTACTGTCTACGGAAACACAAAATTACTGACGCCAGATCAGTACAACAGTGTAAAGAACTTCATTGCCGCAAAAAGACCTGTGCCGCGTGCCAGACCCACAAATACCGGAGCCGCTACTGCCACCTCCGTACAGCTACAGTTGCCGCAAGAACAAACCAACAGCGCCCCTCCTTTGCGCGTACAACTGAGCCGCAGTGATTCGTACTATGCGGAACTCAGGGCGCAAAATGCGTATCGTTTGCTTAAAGAATCCAAAGTTAAATTGAATTACAAAGAATCTTCTAGGATAGATTTCTTGGATAGATTCGTTGTAGGGTTTAAGGCTGAAGCGGCCTTTGCACGCTTGTTTGATTTGCCAATGCCGTCTGCGGCACCAATGTGGTCAGATGGGCGCGTAGACTTTTGGGTCAACAATATTTCTGTAGATATCAAGGCTAGCACATTTTCTGGGGCCAACCCTTATTTAGTGTTTGACAGTGCCGAAAATTTCGGGTCTGATATTGCTTGCTTGATGCAGACTACAGACGAAGACATGGAGGTCTTCACTTTTAACGGATGGATTTGCCGAAAAGATTTTTTGGCCCAAGCGGCCACAACAAATTTTGGACAGGGCAACCGTCTGTACGTATCTTCCAGTAATCTTCAGCCTATTGAACGGCTGTGGCGTTTCTTCAAGGAAAATCAAAATGAAACTCAATACCAGAACACCAGAATCTTTTCTGCCAGCGATCTGCGTTGATCTTGAAACAACAGTTCAAACAGATCAAGAAAGAGGCATAAAAGACAACAGCCCGCACAATCCACTAAATCAGATAGTATCGGTACATTGGCGCTTCATT